TGGTTTGTTTTATAACGATTTGGTTAAAAGTTGTCCGCTTTTGTATTTTGGACGGATTAGTATATATATGAGGGGATAAATACTATCCCCTCATCTGTAACTGTAAATAGATATTTAAAGCCTTTAAGGGCTTTAAATATACTGTTCTGTACTGTTACAGAGTGTAGTATTCTAGAGTTACGGATAGGTGTAGGTATGGGGTTCCAAAAAGGTAAGGAGCACCAGAATGCCACGGATTCTGTGGAGGCTAAAAGGTTAGTCCTTCAGTATGTTTCTGAGGGTGTAGGGGTTCAGCAAGCGATTGGGCTTGTGGGGCGTCAACCTGTTACCCTACGCCAATGGATGTCTCGTGACCCTGGGTTTGCTCGTAAACTTGAGGAAGCCAAGGAACTTGGGGCTTCTAAAGATTTATCTGGTGATAAGTATCAGATTGAGTTTTCTGAATTTTCTGAAAAATTTTTGAACAGCCGTATTTTTCCCCATCAACAAAATTGGGTTGATGTGTTGGAGGGACGTGAGCCTTCTTGGCTTCACCCTAGCATGGTGTATGAACCTGCTGACCCTACAAGGTTGTTGATTAACGTGCCACCTGAGCATGCTAAGTCAACTACCATTACTGTGAATTATTCAACTTATAAGATTTGTAAGGACCCTGACAATACTCGTATTATTGTTATTTCCAAAACCCTGACTAAGGCTCAGGAGTTTGTTTATTCTATTAAGCAACGTTTGACTCATCCTATGTGGGCTAAGTTGCAGGCAACCTATGCCCCTCCTGGTGGGTGGCGTGAGGATGCTGATTCTTGGAAAGCCAACGCTATTACGTTGTCTCGTACTTCTACCGAGAAGGACCCTACGGTTCAGGCTCTTGGTATTGGTGGTCAAGTGTATGGTGCTCGTGCTAACTTGATTATTTTGGATGACTGTGTGACTGGGGCTAACGCCCATGAGTGGGCTAAACAGTTAGAGTGGATTCAGAAAGAAGTTGTTACTCGTCTTGACGACGAGGGTGTTTTGTTAATTGTTGGTACTAGGTTTGCTGCCACAGATTTGTATAGGGAGATTCGTAACCCTAAGCATTGGTCTAATGGTAAATCTCCTTTCACTTATTTTTCTATGCCAGCAGTTTTAGAAACCTCGGAGGACCCAAAGGATTGGGTTACTTTGTGGGCTAAGACTGACCAGAAGTCAGGTACTAAGAAAGAACCTGATGAGAATGGTTTGTATTCTAAGTGGGACGGTCCAGCCCTGTACCGTAGGCGTGGTGAAGTTACTCCTAGTACTTGGGCATTGGTTTATCAGCAACAAGATATTCAAGAAGATTCTATCTTCAAACCTTCTTGTGTGCAGGCTTCTACTAATGGTATGAGACGCACAGGTATTATTAATAATAAACTTCCTGGGCACCCTAAAGATGGGGACTTCTACACCATCATGGGTATTGACCCTGCTATGACTGGTAAGACTGCCGCAGTTATGTTGGCTTATGACCGTAGAACACATATGCGTTATGTGTTGGATGTTTATAACATGGTTGACCCTAATCCTCAAAAGGTTCGTGCTTTGATGGAAGATTGGGTTAACAAGTATCACCCGCAGGAAATGCGTGTTGAGATTAACGCACACCAGAAAGCGTATGCGTTAGATGAAGAATTAAACCAGTGGTTAACAAATAGAGGGATTCAGTTCCGTTCTCATTTTACTGGTAAAAACAAATGGGATGTTGACTTTGGTGTAGCATCTATGGCTGCCTTGTTTGGTAGTGAACGTGATGGTAAACACCAAGATGACAATATGATTGAACTTCCTTCAGCAGAAGGAAATGAGCATGTTAAGGCTTTAGTAAATCAATTACTTACCTGGTCTCCAGGTGTAAAGAAATCACAAGCAACTGACTGTGTGATGGCTTTATGGTTTTGTGAAATTAGAGTTAAAGAGTTAATCCAACAATCTGGGTTTGCTCAATCACATTCGTATAACAGGTATGCAACTAAGGCTGGTATACGTAATAGAGGAACAATTAATCTAGATGACCTTGCTGCAGCACAATATTCTGAAGCATACTTATAGGAGTTTGAATGGCACTTGATGTGCAACAAATAGCAGATAAGGTTGAGGCGTTAAAGCGTCGCAACCAAGACCGTGATACACGTATGGCAAATGTTTTGTCAGTGCGTCGTGGTGAAATCTCAAATGTTTACCCTGACTTTTTCCCTGAAGGTATGCCTTCACCAATGATTGCTAACTTCATTGATGTTGCTGCACGCGATTTAGCAGAAGTGCTTGCACCTCTTCCTTCTTTTAATTGTAATACTGTTAACACAACTTCTGACCGTGCTAAAGCACAGGCAGAGAAACGCAGCATGATTGCGAACTTTTATGTTCAGTCCTCACGCTTGCAGACACAGATGTATACAGGGGCTGATTGGTTTCTTACATATGGCTTTTTGCCAATCGTAATAGAATTAGATGTTAAAGATAATCAGCCCCGCATCCGTGTCGACAATCCTCTAGGTGCATATCCAGAGTTTGACCGTTTTGGTCGTATAACTTCTTATTCACGTAGATATGTTAAAACTATTGCAGAGTTAGTTGCAGAGTTCCCAGAATACGAATCACAACTTGTTGGTCCACAAGGTCGCGAAAACACTGACATGTATGCATTGTTAGAAATGATTCGCTATGAAGATGATGACCAAGTTGTTTTGTATGTTCCACAAAGACAGAATTTAGTTTTAAAACGCACACCTAATCCTTTAGGTGAAATGTTAGTACGTGTAGCAAGACGTCCAAGTATTGATGAAGAACCACGTGGACAGTTTGATGATGTTGTTTGGGTACAACTTGCACGTGCACGTTTCTCCCTTCTTGCTTTAGAAGCAGCAGAGAAATCTGTTCAGGCTCCGTTGGCATTGCCTAACGATGTTCAAGAATTAGCATTCGGTCCAGATGCAGTGTTGAGAAGTCAAAACCCTCAACAAATCCGAAGAGTCGGTTTAGAGTTACCGAATGCAGCATTTACTGAACAAGCAGTGTTGCAACAGGAAATGCGTCTGGGTGCTAGATATCCAGAAGGTCGCACAGGCAATATTGATGCCAGCATCATTACTGGACAAGGCGTCCAGGCGTTATTAGGTGCATTTGATTCTCAAATCAAAGCAGGACAACAAGTACTTGCACAAACATTTGAAGATGTTATTTCTCTTTGCTTACGTGTTGATGAAAAGATTTTCCCATTCGATAAGAACGTTCGCGGATACAACGATGGTTCACCTTATGAACTTAAATACAATCCTGCTAAAGACATTAAAGGTGACTACACTGTAGAAGTTCGTTATGGTTTAATGGCAGGTCTTGACCCATCTCGTGCTCTTATCTTCTCATTGCAAGCAATGGGTGGAGATTTAGTTTCACGTGAATTTGTTATGAGTGAACTACCATGGTCATTGAATGTTTCTAAAGAACAAGAACGCATTGATATTCAAAAGATGCGTGACAATTTGAATCGTGCAGTTAATGCTGCTGCTGGTGCAATCCCTGAAATGATTGCAACAGGACAAGATGTTTCAACTCTTCTAGGTAAATTTGCTGACATAATCGAGAAGCGTCGCGGTGGTGTTTCCATTGAAGATGCTGTAAAAGAAGCATTCTCTCCAGAAGAATTAGAACAACCTACTCCAGCAGAGGCTACCCCTTCACAGCAGGCTGTAGCACAACCGTCCCCTCCTAGTGCTCCCGCTGGTAGCCCTGCTGGAGCCCCTCCAGATATTGCCGCATTGATGGCACAGATGGCAGGTCAATAAATGGCTGAACAAGTATCTGGTCCTGGACAATTATCTGAAAGAACAGATTTAAATACTTCAGCACAACCAACTAGATATATGTCTGGTGGTTCGTATGGTGAAGGTCAAGAACTTATGGGTCTTCAACAAGGTGCAGCAATGGCAGGTCAAACACCTCAACCATCTATGAATGCAATGCAAGCAATTCGTCAAGCACAACCTATTACTCCTTTAACAGCAATGACTCAGAAGCCTAATGAGCCTTTAACTGCTGGTGTTGATTATGGTGCAGGTCCAGGAAGTGATGTTTTAACCCTGCCTACTCCGCAACAAAAAACTTTAAAATCAATTGTTGAAGAACTTATTCCTTTTGATGAAACAGGCGAAATATCAGCAATCTATAATTTCTTATCTGACAGAGGTAATTAGTGGCAACTTCATGGAACGAATTAGTACCAGTTACTAATCCAGAACTTGCTGTTGCAGGATACAAAGCAGGTTTACAAGACACTGATTTAAAACAAATCAGAACTTGGGATAAGTTATATGCAAAGCATCGTGAACTACTTGACATTAAAGATGACAAAGTAGCCTTTGATACTTACAACAAACTTGACCCAGTTATCCAACAAATGCTTACCGATAACTTCCAAGCAAATTACATGGCTCGTCCAAAAGATTGGACTGCTGGTGACCTTATTGCTGATGCTTTAAAGTTAGCACAAAGCCCATTTAAAGCAGGATTCAAAGCGTTAGAAACTTACAGCCGTGCTATCTCTTTGCCATACCTTGCTGTTAAAGGAAAGATGCAAGGCGATGACACTTCACAACTTTGGAAAATTTGGCGTGACGATTGGGACGGCACCAAAATATTTGACAAAGGTGCAACAGCAACTCTTGATGAAGCATACGGAAAAGGCATTAGTGTTTTAGCCAAAGGCATTGTTTCAGGTATGACACCTGGTGAAGTAATTGAAGACCATGGTGGAATAGACCCTGAATTAGAATTTGCTTTAAACTTTATGTCAGAAAATCCTGCACAGTTTCAGGATATTATTTCAGATTATAAAAGAACACAAGCATCTGTTGGTCGTGATATTGCACGTGGTTTATTTGGTGGACCTACACCAGGTATGCAAACTGCTGCAGAAAAATCATTTGACAGAGCATCAGGTGTATTTGATGCAACCTACCAAATACTTGCTGACCCTTTAACTTACGCTACTTTAGGTTTTGGTCCTGCATTAAAAGCAGGTGCTAAGTTAGCAAAGATTTATGACGAAATGGGTGGCGGCTCATTAGGTGTTAAAGCAGTATTTGAAAATAAAAGATTTGGTAAACAAGTTGTAAGATACTGGAACAACTTTGGTCCTTTACTTGATGACCTTGGTCGTGCAACATCCGATGCTGAAAAAGCAAACATTCGTGATGAGATTGCTTTAAAGTTTCCAGAATACAACAACCCAGCAATTGTTGACGAGTTAGTTAAAAACGGTGTCAAAGATGCTGATACTGCTAAGAGTTTCTTTTCAAGTTACGAACATGGTGGAAAGTTAATTAATGGTAGAACTGATTCAATGCAGTACTATCGTAGTAACCAAGTAGCAACTGCTAATCGTTTATCTGTTGTTAACCGTACTGCACGTTCAATGGTTAGTTCAATTTTTAATCCAGCCAAGAATATTGAAAAGACTGATATTGCTTTAAGTAAAATTGCTGAAGGTTATATTCAAACAGGTGAGGATATAACTCAAGCAGCACAAGTGTTAAAAGGTTTACGTGAAACTAATCCTGCTTTCGTTGAAGCAGAAAAAGCATTAAATACTATTAAAGGTAAGATTTCTAGATTTGCTTCACGTCATCCTTTAGATAAACCAATTTATATTACTGATGATATGGTTTTAGAATCATCAACAACATTTAATGAACTATCTAGAATTGTTTTACCTAAGAATCTTGCTGGTGCTTTAACACAAAGATTCATTGATTCTAATCAAGCAGAACGTATTGCTTTACTACGTGGTTTGATGACTGATGTTTTAACAGCAAGTGGTTTAGGTGCTACCCCTAAAGGTGTAGATATCATTAATACTATTCTTGACCAAAAGTTTATTGGTTCTATTTCTAACAGAATTGAAGTTGCAGCAGATTTTGTACCAACATCAACCAATCTTGGTAAGATTGTTGAAGAGAATGGTAGAAAATTTTTAATTAAAGAAGGTCCTACCCAACCAAATGGTTACTCAAATACTATTGGTAACCTTGATTGGCGTGGAATCAGTGAACTTGTTTCACAAACAATTACTAATAAAGACCCTAAATACATTTTAAGAAACCTTTCACCTATTGTTAATGGTAAATTTGCTACAGAGTTTACAAACGCATGGAGCGTATTAACCCTTTTTCCTAAACTTGGTGTAAGAGCAACAGTTGACGAATTATTTTTCTTTGTTAACTATGCACCTAAAGAAGCATTGTATAACTTTTTTTCACTAAAAGGTCTTGCTGGTTCAAAGATTCGTAGTGCAGCCACAAGAAGTGCTACTGGTATTTCATTATCTGCAGAGAAATTACAAAAGATTCCTGAATTACTTGGTGAAACAGAAACAGTT